GAATCTTATTCTAACCGGAGGTCGCTTCGGCAAGACTACAAAAGAACTGAAACCTTATGCTTCGACATTGCGCCTTGCTCAAGGAAGCAATGGTCAAGTTATAGCAAGTATCATTATTTAAGTGAAAAAATGCCGGGTGGGCATATTGAGACTTTTGGGGTTTATTTGAATGGCGAACAGATTGGATTTCAATGTTTTGCCAATTATGTGCCTCATAGGAAAGGTACAAAGAAAATAATGCACTTTAACAGGACAGTAATTCACCCAGATTATGTGGGTTTTGGTTTGGGGATCAAGGTCATAAATGCGACTGCAAAATTCATGTCCGAGCAAGGCTATGTAGTAATGGGCAAATTCAGCAGCTTGCCAGTGTTCAATTCAATGAATAAAGACGAAAAGTGGAAATTGGCTGCGGTTTCAACCAACACCCATTCCGCTCAAGTAAACCCTAGCGGAAGTATGAGCAGAAAAGGTGGTTTTAGAGTACGAACAAAAACATTTTCTTTTAAGTATATTGGATGATGGCAAGGCCTTTGAAAAATATAGATTGGGATCAGGTAGACAAAATGTGTGCTATACACTGCACGGGTGAGGAGCAAGCCGCTATCCTTGGTGTAGATTACGACACACTAAACCGCGCTTGTCATCGGGAGCACAATTGCAGTTTTGCGGATTACTTTAGACAAAAGGCCAGCAACGGTAAAATGAGCCTACGCCGCAAGCAATACAGCGCAGCTATGGATGGCAATACAACCATGCTTGTATGGCTAGGCAAGAACTGGTTAGGCCAGACCGATCAGGTAGAACCAGAGGCGCAAGACCTACCACCTATCGTCATTGAGCGAGCAAGTGAGGCTAACTAAGCCACAAGATGACATCTTCTTCAGTGAGTCACGCTTCAGAGCAGTGGTTGCTGGTAGACGGTTTGGTAAGACGTTTCTGTCAACTCATGAACTGTTAAGGGCTGCGCTAGGTGGCAAGAATAGAAATTGCTGGTACGTTGCACCGACTTACAAGGCAGCAAAAGAAATTGCGTGGGATATGCTCAACGATGCACTGCCCGCTGGATACATAACTAAGAAGAATGAAAGCGCACTTAGCCTACTGTTACGCAATGGCTCAACTATCTCACTTAAAGGGGCAGAGAAGCCTGATAATTTGAGAGGGAGGGCGCTGGACTTTGTCGTGCTAGATGAGTTCGCTGATATGCGCCCAGAGGCATGGTTTGAAGTATTGAGGCCTTCACTGTCTGATCGCAAAGGGTCGGCGGTGTTTATCGGCACGCCAAAGGGCCGCAACCACTTTTATGATGTATGGACTAAAGGCGTAGATGGTGAAGATGGCTGGGAGTCTTTCCAGTACACCACCATCGAGGGCGGCAATGTTGATGCAGAAGAAATTGAGGCTGCGAAGGCTGATCTTGATGAGCGTACATTTCAACAAGAGTATGAGGCAAAGTTTGTCAACTACTCAGGCATCATCTACTATGCGTTTAATCGCGAGGAGAGCGTGCGTAGAGGCGTTTTAAGTGATGACCTACATATTGGTATGGACTTTAACTTAGACCCCATGAGCGCGGTTGTGTGCATTCGTGAAGGCCAGACATTAAAAGCAGTTGATGAGATTGTTATGTACGGCAGCAACACTGATGAAATGGCAGACGAGATCAAGCAAAGGTATCCAGATAGAAGTATTACTGTATACCCAGACCCAGCGAGTAAGCAGCGCAAGACCAGCGCGGGAGGGCGCACAGACCTTTCCATACTACAGAACGCAGGATTCACGATTAAGGTTAGGAATTCGCACCCAGCCATTCGTGACAGAATTAACGCAGTAAACAGCCGCCTTTGCTCTACAACGGGAGTGAGGGCGTTATACGTTGATCCTCAGTGCAAGCAGACTATCGCTTCACTCGAGCGGCAAACTTACAAAACGGGAACAAGTCAGCCGAATAAAGATGACGGCTTCGACCATATGAATGACGCTCTGGGCTACTTGGTGGAATACCTGTACCCAATCAGAAAACAAAACCAAATTACCCAACCGCAAAGGTGGAGCTGATGCAGACGATTGACTACCAACATCCCGATTACGAAAACAATGAGGCGCGGTGGGAGTTCTACCTTCGCTCATACATTGGCGGACAAGAATACCAAGACGGCAATTACTTAACTGGCTACTTGAACGAGTCAGAGAATGAGTACGCAAGACGCATCCAGCTAACGCCTTTAGATAACCACTGCCGCAACGTAGTACACATCTATAGCTCATTCTTGTGGCGCACTCCCCCAGTCAGGGTATACAACTCATTGGCTAACAATGCAGCCCTAGAGCAGTTTACTGATGATGCTGACTTAGACGGCATGAACATCAACAGCTTTATGAAGCAAGCGCAGATATGGGCCAGTGTTTACGGCAACGTCTGGATAATGGTTGATAAGCCACAATCTAACGCGAGAACCCGCGCAGAAGAACTAGACCAAGACATCAGACCCTATGTGTCGCTTTTCACACCGGAAAACGTATTCGATTGGAAGTGGGAGCGCACACCATCAGGCAGGTTTGAATTGACCTACCTAAAGCTGCGTGAGGCTGTTGATCGTGAGACAGCAACCACCAAGGTTAGCTATTACAGAGTGTGGCGCAAAGACACCATCGAGTATTGGAAGTCTGACGGTGAAGACGAAGTTCTGATGGAAACAATAGACAACTCACTAGGTGTCATACCTGCCGTGTATCTACCCGCTGCTAGAAGTGTTACCAGAAGTATCGGTATATCTGACCTGTCTGACATCGCCTATATGCAGAAAGCTATCTACAGTGAACTATCTGAGATTGAGCAGTTGATTCGCATCAGTAATCACCCCTCGCTGGTTAAGACTTATGACACTGACGCTAGTGCCGGTGCCGGTTCAGTAATCAACGTGTCTGATGATATGGATGGCAAGGTGCAGCCTTACTTGTTGCAGCCATCAGGTCAGAATATAGGCAGCATACGCGAGAGCATTAAAGACAAAATAGAAGCTATCAACCGCATGGCCCACATGGGCGCAGTTCGCGGCACTGAAGTTATCACGCAGTCAGGCGTAGCAATGCAGACTGAATTTCAGATGTTGAATGCCAAGCTGTCAGAAAAAGCAGACCTTCTTGAGTTAGCAGAAGAGCAGATGTGGACTTACTTTTGCAATTGGCTAGATATACCGCCAGACGTAGAGGTGTTCTACCCTGACTCATTCGACCTTCGTGATTACGACAAAGAGTTGCTGTTCTTACAGCAGATGAAGGCCAGCGGTGTTCGTTCAGCTACGTTAGCGCAAGAAATAGACAAGCAGATTGCCGATTTAGTGCTAGACGATGAGAACCTAGCAAAGTCGCACATTGAGATAGAGCAAGGCACCTCCACGCTTGGGCAGTTTGGTGTAGGGGCTGAAACAGCCGTCTTTGCTCTACAAGGGGCTGAAATAGAGTAATGGCTGCGGTAGATGACTACTCAGAGTTCTTAGAAGAGTTGGCAGACCAGCATCAGCGTAGGTTGTCTGATGCACTGCAAACATTAGAAGGGCGCATAACCGGCTACATACAATCAGCCCCAGAAACAGATGGGCAGTTGTTTGATTTAGAGTGGGCGGTGAGTGCCAGAACTGAGTTACGCACAGCAATTGAGCAAGACTTCTTAGTTGAAGTGCAGGACATTCTAGGCGATTACACGGACGTAGCAGCACGCCAGTTGACCATGCTAAATAACTACGGAACCTTCACGGGAGTGGCGCAAGAGGCTATAGCAAGCCTTCAGCGGCTATCCTTCCAAGGCTTTGAGGCTTTAGCTGCCCAGCAACTAGATACGCTTGCCACTGGTGTTTACCAATACTCACTGACCGGCGGTACAAAAGCAGAACTAATAGACAACCTGCGGGGAAGCATCAATGGAATCTATCAAGCAAGCGATCAAGAAGAAGTTAAGCGACTGGTTGAAATCGCTCAAGGGTCTACAGGAGCCGCACAAAAGGCGGCAGTTGATAAACTGCATTCAGTCTACGCTGCTGATCGGCTTGGCAATAATCTACGGCGTTATGCGACAACTTATGCAACGGATTCGCTCAATCAATATTCCGCGTCAATAACTGCTGCCACTGCCAGAGAACAGGGCATAGACAGCTTTGAATACTACGGTGACGTTATTCGTGATAGCCGTGAGTTCTGCAAAAAGCACGTTGGCAAGATCTACACTGCGGATGAGATTACAGAGATATGGGCAGGGTCATGGGCTGGCAAGTCTGCTGGCGACCCTTTCATAGTGAGGGGCGGGTATAACTGCCGTCACCAATGGCTACCAAGAGTAGAGGAATAATATGAGCAAAGAATTAGACCGCGCTAGAAACCTATGCGCTAGACGACCAATACCGCCAGCAATTCGTGAGCTACTAGAGCCACTGGCTGCTGCGGCACCTGAAGAAGAAAAGGCAGACTTTGATGACCTATACGGCATTGTAAGTGTGCTGCTTCCACTTCCTAAAAAAACCAGAGGTAAGAAAAATGCCAAAGATGAACCCAAGCAAGTACGGCAAGAGCCTGAAGCAGATCAGCAAGAAGAAGAATAAGCGTAAGAAAAAATAACGGTTGACTTCTCTGTGAAGCTGCTATAATCCCCCTAACTCGAAAGAGGTGCGTAACATGAGCGATGAAATCATGGAAGAAAGTGTGGAAACTGAGACCACCGAAATAACTCAGGAAGCAAAGACCTTTTCGCAAGACGAACTTGACCGCATTGTAGCTGATCGCGTACAGCGTGAACGCCGCAAACTGGACAAGAAGCTAGAAGGAATTGACTTAGAAGAAGCTCGTCAACTCATGCTTGAGCGTGAACAGGCGACCATAGAACGCCAAAAAGAAAAAGGCGAGTTCGAGTCAATACTAAAGCAGACTGTTGAAAAGAAAGATCTGGAGATTGCGACCTACAAGCAGCGACTAGAAACAACCCAAATTGATGGGGCGTTACTGGCAGCGGCAAGCAGGTACAACGCAGTAGAACCAGAACAGGTGTCGCAACTGTTACGCGGTAACTTGAAACTCACTGACGATGGCTCAGTTGAAGTTTTGGATAGCAGCGGAATAGTGAGATACAATGACAAGGCCGACCCCCTCTCTATATCAGAGTATGTGGGCGACTTTTTAACGGCAAACCCGCATTTTGTCCGCGCCTCATCTGGAGGGGCAGGCACTCAGGGTAACGCTGGTGGCTCCACGCAGAAGCCTCAATCTGTGGCAGATATGGTAAGCAATTGGAATGACGGCGGCAAAGAAGCCTACGCTCAGCACATGAAGCGAACCAAATAAACCACATTTTTGATTAAGGTATAAAACAATGGCTGCATCTACCAGTACGACCCTAGACGATCTATTCGCAAATATCATCGCGCAAGCACGCTTCACCGCCGAAGAAAATTCTTTGATGGCTGGCTTGGTTACGCAATACAACATCGGTTCTGAAGCCGGTAAGACCATTCAGGTTCCTAAGTACCCAGCAATCACTGCTGCTGCTTTGACTGAAGGCACCGACATGACTTCAACAACTGTCTCAACCTCCAGCGTTTCAATTACCATTGGTGAAGTTGGCGCACAGGTTGTATTAACAGACGTTGCTGCTATGGGCGCAGGCAACCCCGCTGTTGAACTTGGCACAGTGTTAGGTAACGCTATCGCTACTAAGATGGACACTGATCTAATCAGCTTGTTCACTGGCTTTAGTTCTGGCCTAGGTGGAGCGGGTACGGAAATTACCGTTGCTGACATCTTCAAGGCTGCTGCCACATTGAGAGCTGCTAAGGCGCAAGGCGATATTTTCGCTGTTGTTCACCCTTTCCAAGCGTACCAACTGAAAGCAAACCTCACCAATACATTTGCTAACCCAAATGGCGGTGACATTCAGAATGTAGCTATGGCTCAGTCATACGTTGGCACAATCGCTGGTATCGACATCTACGAATCAACAAATATGACTGTTGATGGATCTGATGACGCAATCGGTGGTGTATTCAGCCGCGAAGCACTCGCACTTGTAATGAAGCGCGACTTCGAGATTGAAACTCAGCGTGACGCATCATTAAGAGCATTTGAGCTTAACGCCACTGCCGTCTACGGTACTGGTGAGCTTGATGACTCATATGGTGTATCTATGACGTTTGACGCTGCCCTTTAAGGCGGTTTGGTCGGCCCCGCTTCCCACGGGCGGGGCTGGCCCTTTTTCGAGGGTATTATGGCTATCACTTATCGCGGTGAAAGATTCGAGGGCTACAACAAGCCTAAGCGTACAACTAAGCACGCAACCAAAAGCCACGCAGTATTGGCTAAGGAAGGTGACAAGGTTCGCTTGATTCGTTTCGGTCAACAAGGTGCTGATAACAAACCCCCTAGAAAGAATGAGAGTGAGGCAGACAAAGCCAAGCGCAGGTCGTTCAAAGCGAGATTCGCCAAGGACATAGCCAGAGGTCGTAAAGACAAAACAGCATCAGCCGCTTATTGGGCTGACAAGGTGAAATGGTAAATGGCATTTTCTAATGACGCAGACTTGGTTGCACTCGTTCCCGACATTCTTACATTCGGCATAACTTCGTTTTCAACTGAGCACGCAAAGGCTGAAGCAGACCTGACTAGGACTATCCGCAATCAGTGGTGGTACAAGAAAGGTATAAGCGGTGAGATGGACGCAAGCCTACTCACAGACGCACAGTGGAAGTATTGCAACTCATATCTGGTGTTGTGGAAGTACGCTCTCCCTCAGTTAACTAACTGGGTACAAGATGACCGATTTCTCAACATGATTAGCTTTTATAAGCAGCGTTATGAAGAAGAGTTAGTAGCTGTTTTCCAAGACGGCGTTGAGTATGACGACGACCAGAGCGGCACTGTAGAAGGTGATGAGAAAGAAGCTGTATCGTTTGGGCGTTTAACTAGATGAGTCTGGGTTTACGCATAAACACTAAGCCTAAAGATCTGACCAAGATCACCAAGCAGGCGCAGCGTGACATATCTCGCGGTATTACAAGAGCGATTGGCAGAACTGGTACGCTAGGCAAGCAAATCATTCTTGACCGCACAAAGGTTGGTAAAGGAATCAACTCAGACTTTAATGAGTACACGCCAGAATATATGGCAATCTTAAGTGAAGAGGGCAAGCCTGATTCACCAGTTGATTTGTTCAATACTGGGCAGATGTTGCGTTCTATGCAAACCAAGCAACTCAACTCCCGCACTGCTCAGATATATTTTGACAACCCAGAAGCTGCAAAAAAGGCAGCGTTTAACAATGAGACTCGGCCATTCTTTGGCTTCAGCGCAAAAGAAGAAAAACGGCTAGCCGTTCATTTCCGCAAGGAGATGGATAGATGAGTGTGAGGGAAAACATTGCTGCAAACCTAGTTACATCATTGCAGGCGATAACCTCGCCAGTGACTATAAAGTATGTAACTCGTGAGCCGTTTGAATTCGACAAACTAAGCAACGCGCAATACCCAGCAATCTTGGTGAGAACAACAAACGAAAACAGAGAAGACGCAACCGTTGGCGGTAGCATTTCTCAAAGATTTGGTGTCATTGACTATCAGCTAGTCTGTTACGTTAAAGGCACTGGGCTGGATACAGCCAGAAACAATATCGTCGAAGCTATAGAAGAAAAGCTAGACGTTGATAGATCGCGTGGTGGCTACGCACTGGATACCCAGTTGATAACCGTAGAAACCGACGATGGAAGTATTGCCCCAGTTGGTGGGGTGATTCTAACGGTACGATGTGAGTACCAATTTACTAGAGGCACAACCTAAGGGGTGACAGCATGGCAACGACTAAAGGCTCAAGCGGCGTAGTCAAATTAGCAGTTAGTGGCGGCTCTGTCGCTGCAATGGGTGAGATTCGCAGTTTTACACTTGGCGAATCCGCAGACACGATAGAAGATACTGTGATGGGCGATACTTCGCGCACTTACAAGGGATCACTAAAGACAGCAACCTTGTCGCTTGATGCGTACTGGGATGACGCAGATGCGGTTCAGTTAATACTTGACCCAGCAGCGGACTTGATCTTTGAGTTATATCCTACAGGCACCGGTACTGGCGAGAAGTATTACAGTGGTGGCGGTTTGTTGGTAACCAAAGAAATCACAGCATCTTTTGATGGCATGGTTGAAGGTAGTTTTGAATTACAAGTATCTGGCGCAGTAACTGAAGCAACAGCGTAAGGAACCCCATTATGGGATTAGCAAAAGAATTAAGAAATCGAAGAAAAGTAACTGCACGTAAGATTGAAGTTGAAGCATGGGCTGATCCAGATGGACAGCCCTTTGCTATGTATTGCAGCCCAATCACTTGCTATGACATAAACGAGCTTCAAAAAAAGCATCCAAAGTTTATGGAAAACACCACAGTAACCGCAATGATTGACTTGATAGTCATGAAAGCTACAGATGAGGGTGGTGAGCGGTTATTTACAGCAGCAGAAGACAAATACGACCTCATGGGTGAAGAGACTAGCGTTATTTCTGAAATCTCTGGGCAAATGTTTGCTGAGATTGAGTCTGTCGAGGAACAGGAAAAAAACTAACGTCCGATCAGTTGAGGTTTAACTTAGTTTCCTTGGCTGATCGGCTGCACATGAGCATCGGGGAGGCCGAACAAATGCCGCTTTCAGAAATGAATGAGTGGCTGGCTTTCTACAAAATAATGAGCGAGAAAGCAGATGGCTAAACAAGACGTATTGATAACCATAAAAGCCTTAGACAAAACCAAAAAGGCTTTCGGTGGAATAACAAAGGGTCTAAAAGCTGTCGCAGGGGCCGCTCTAAACCTCAAGACGGCCTTTGTTGGTGTAGCTGGTGCCGCTGGTATCGGCTTGCTAATTAACAGGTCTTTAGAAGCTACAGATGCCCTATCAAAGACTGCTACAAGAATAGGCACAACTACTGAATCACTAAGCCGTTTGCAATATGCGGCAAAGATTAGTGGCGTGGAAACGCAGACGCTTAATATGGCTATGCAGCGTTTTGGTCGTAGAGCGTCAGAAGCAGCGGTTGGCACTGGCGAAGCTAGAGGTGCGCTGCAAGAGTTAAGGCTAAATGCTACCGACTTAATCAAACTCCCTCTTGATGAGCAGATGATTAAACTGGCTCAAGCATTCGAAGACAATATTAAGCCAATAGACCGCACTAGAATAGCTATGAAGTTATTCGACTCTGAGGGTGTGGCGTTGCTGCAAATGACTCAGTTAGGCGCGGCAGGAATACGTGAGTTGTTCAATGAGGCGGAAACGCTTGGTGCCGTGATGTCTCAAGACGCTGCCAAGGGCGTTGAAGATGCCAATGATGCGATGGCTAGACTTTTTACTATATTCAAAGGTGTCACTGATCAAATTACAGCAGCCCTTGCGCCAGCATTAGAAGAAGTTGTTACCTACCTAAAAGAATTGCTAACTGAGGCCGCTGCCGCAGAGGGTGGATTTAAGCAACTAGCACAGAAAATGGCTGGAAATATGTTGCGGGCTTTCGGCTCAATAGTTGAAGGCTCGCAAGACATGGTTAATACGGTCATTCGGGGTATTAACAAAGTCAATGCTGCTGCTGCGGCGATAAGCCTAAAAATAGGCGTGGGTGAGCGTGCGGAATTGGCAGGCCTCGCCCAAGAATATAAAAAATTGAAAGAACGCGTGAGTGCATATGGTCAAGAACGCGCAGAAATGGAAGGAAGAGCGAGAGAAAAAAATGGCGTTGCTGTTGTACCTCAAGCTATGGAAGATGCGTTTCAAAAAGTCGTAGAACGTATGAGGGCTATCAGGGGGGAGTTTAAGGCTCTGAATGCAGAAAGCCTTTTGGGTAGTGACATTGCAGAAGTCGATTTTGCTAGTGATTTATTAGCAAGAATAGATGAATTGAGAGCCAAGCTACAAATACCAATTGTGGTTGCTGAGCCAGATGTGAAATCTGTTGCAGATGCTACAACCACGCTAGAAAGTATTTTAGGCGCATTAAATCAGGCATTTAATAAGATACCGATAGACAGTTTTCAGAAGAAAATGGACAGCTTCGCAGAAACCACAGTAAAAAATATGACTGATGGTTTGATGAGTGTTGTCGAAGGTACTGCAAGCCTAAAAGACGCTTTTAAGTCTATGGTCAAAAACCTAATCGCTCAGGCTATACAGTTGTTCATAATAGACAAAATAACTGGCGGCTTCATATCGTTTATCAAAAACATGACTGGCGGTGGCGGTGGTGGTGGTGGCGGTGGTTTGACTGGTAAAGCTATCGGCGGCTCAGTACAAGCAGGTCAGCCGTATATGGTAGGTGAGCGTGGCCCCGAAATGTTTATTCCAAGTCAAGGCGGCTCTATTACACCAAATAAAAAGTTGGGCGGTGGCGGAATAACTGTCGTCAATAACGTAGACGCTAGAGGTTCAGGCGCAGATGTTGACCAGAAAATCAAATCAGCAATGGCGCAAACTTCCCAGCAGACTATAATAACGATTCAAGACCTCATGCGTCGAAGAAGGTTCGCTTAATGACTACATTCGCATTCCCTAGCATTACACCAGCGACCAATACGTTTGAGTTGGTAAGTAACACGCGCACATATCAATCGCCTTTGACTAACGCGGTACAGACAGCATCGCGCAAAGGTTCACTTTGGAAGGCATCATTGCAGTTCAATAACCTATCTGGTGATGACCGCAAGGTGATGCAGGCATTTTTGGTGAAGCTAAACGGACAACAACATAGGTTCACTCTGCAAGACCACTCCCACACGCTCAGGGGGGCCGGTGGCGGCACTTTGAGAGTTAACGGGGCAACTCAGTCAGGTACAACTTTAGTCTGTGATGGGGCCACTGCAAGCGTTAATAACTACCTTCGCGCAGGTGATTACATTTCGTTTAATAACGAATTGCACATGGTTGTGGTTGACGCTAACTCAGATGCGTCTGGCAACGTGTCATTATCTATCGCCCCACCCATCAGAAAGACACCAGCCGACGACACGATTGTTGATTATACCGTGCCAGTGGTGGGTGTGTTTATGCTTGCTGGCCCTGCATCATGGAATACGACGATAGACATTCATTCTAGCTTTAACATAGAAGCCGTTGAGGATGTTCTAGCATGAGTCGGGGTTTTCCTACACAAGTTGCTAATGCTCTTTCAGCCGGTCACGTTGTACTAATTACATTCGCAAAGCTAGAGTTCCCATCTGGCACGGTTTACGTTCACAACTCGATTGGTACATATACTTGGGGTGGGCAGGACTGGTTAGGTACTGGTGACTTTGGTGAGATTAGTTCTATTGAAGAAGGGTCGGATGTTAGCCCCTACAAGATTACTCTCACGCTCTCAGGGTTAGATGCCACTATATCTGGCGCAGCCCTGACTGAAGATTACTATATGCATCCCGCCACAATTTACCTTGGCGCATTAGATGCTGATGATGCTTTGATTGCTGACCCGACAGTAGTGTGGGAAGGCGTGATGGATCAAATGGATTTAACCATTGGTGCAAGTGGCGGTGATTCAATACAACTTACGGCTGAGTCTGAGCTTGCGAGGTTTGATAAATCTAGCAACAAAAAATACACCCACTCGCAGCAGCAGAACGACCACGCAGGCGATCTATTCTTTGAATTCATGGCTGACATTGAAGACGCGAAGATTCGCTGGGGTGATCCGAATAGTGACGCTGTTGCCGGTGTTAGAGGTTTGCCGAATATAGCAAATATAGATGTTAATCCCCGCAGATAGTGATGCCTAATGTACAAACAGCATTAAATAAATGGCAGCGCAGGCAGTTCAATTACGGCGACGCTGACTGTTGCCAGTTTGCGGCATTCATAGTAAATGAAATGACCGGCAAGAATTACGCCTCACAGTTTGAGTATGAGAGCGAGGCGCAAGCAGAAGTTTTAGTAGGGCGTGAAGGGGAGTTAGTTGACTTCATAGAGAGCGTATTGGGTGAGCCTTCTGAAGACATAAAAGATGGTGATCCATGCGTTGTTGACTTGCCGATTATCGGGCAGGTTTGCGGTATAAAGTATCAAGGTTCTGTAGTCTGCTTGACTGCGCGGGGAATGAAACAGATTCCTGACCGTTATTTAATTTCAGGTTGGAGCGTTTAGATGCCACCAGTAGTAGCAGCAGCCATTTTATTCGTTGAAACTGTCGGTGCAGCCGCACTCGTTGCTGTTGGGGCCACAAGTTTTGGTGTTGGTGCAGCTATAGCCGCAGGAACGCTTGTGGTAGCCGCTGGTGTATATGCAGCGCAGGCTGCTTTAACTGCTTTATTGCCTGATATGTCTATGCCTCAGGCAGACACGGATAAGACTAGACAGCAAACCGTTAGAGGAACGATTGAGCCACAGAAGGTTGTATATGGGCAGGCTTTAGTATCTGGCCCTATACTGTTTGTGGGAGTCTCCGGCACGGACAATCGCGACTTATATCACGGCATCGCTCTCACAGGGCATGAATGTGAATCTATCACTGATATACATTTCGACAATGAAGTTATCACTAACGCACAGTTCAGCGGTAATTCAGTAGCCAGCGGTACATTCGGGCCTATATCTGGCGACACCATTTGCTCAGTTGAAAAGAAACTAGGCTCAACTACACAAGCCTCTAGCTCACTTTTAACTACAACTTTTACTGATTGGACTAGCGCACATCAGGGCAAAGGCATCAGCTACATTGTCACTAAGTGGACTTTGACTGATGGATCACAAGAACTGTGGGATAGATTAAAGCCGCAAAATATCAAAGCATTAGTTAAGGGCAAGAAAGACATCTACGACCCTAGATTAGATGTTGCTGCCGGTAATGCAGCAGGTGATAACCCGACTAGCGCAACCTATCAGGCATGGTCTGATAACCCCGCCCTCTGCGTTGCCAATTTCCTAATGGATACAAAGTTCGGTCTAGGTGTTGCAGCAAGCAAAATAGATTGGGCTGATGTTGTTACTGCCGCAGACGCTTGCGATGTTTCGGTAGTAGTTCCAAATAGCGGCACACAAAAGCGATTTACAGCTAACGGTGTAATCTTCGCAACTGACAGCTACAGAGCAAGCCTCAACAAACTGCTTTCCTCGATGAATGGCAGTATCTTCTACTCAAACGGCAGCTACCGAATCAAGGCTGGCGTATATGAAGCACCTAGCATTTTATTGGATGAAGACGACTTGGCTGGGTCGATAACAGTTAAGACTTCAGTTGAGAGGGGTGAGCGGTTTAACACTGTTCGACCAATAATCATTGACCCCGCACAGAATCACAAAACGTCTGAGGTGCCACAAGTACAATTGACCTCCGCTGTATCACGGGACAATGGCGAGGTTATTACTAAAGACGCACAGCTATCCTTTACGAATACTAGCTACATGGCGCAGCGGATTGCCCACAAGCAAATCCAGATGTCAGACCAGCAAAAGGTAATCAACTTCCCTGCTAACTTGTCCGCTTTGAATGTCGATATTGGCGATAGGGTGAGCGTTACAGTTGCCGAATTGAATTACAGCGCAAAAGTATTCCGGTGCGTTAACTGGGCCTTTTCAGACTCTCAAGATGGCGCGGTAAACCTCACTTTAGTTGAAGATGATTCTGGCAGTTATGCAGACCCCGCTGCCAATGAATACTCAACCACGACAGCAGACGGCACAATTACTGCTGGTTTCCGTGGTGTGCCTGACCCACAAAACCTGAGCGCAACTGCTGGCCTAAAAAGCATTGAGTTGAACTGGACAAATCCGGTCAACACTAGCAAATTTAAGGAAATAGTAATCTACGCCTCGCCGGATTCTGCTTGGGCCAACAAAGTAGAAATCGGGCGCACAATGGGAACGCAGTTTTTCCATGATGCCAGCAATGGTGCTGACCCTTTAGCTGTTGGCGATCAAAGATACTACTGGGTAAGGGCTGTTGCATACGGCACTGGTACAGGTTCATTTGTCGAGTCAGATAGGAACCCAGACTCAGATACGTCAAACATTCAAGCAACCGTAGGGCCGAACAACCCCGATTATTCAGACATTGTAGATGACACCCCAGCGCAAGCTGCACCGACTAACCTCACGCTTACAGAAACAACTGCGCTAGGCAATGACGGTTCAGTGTTGCCAGCCGTATTAGTCAGATGGACTGCACCAAACCCCAATACCTACGTTTCGTTCTATGAGCTAGAGTTTAAGCGCACAAGTGTGGGTGAGGTTGATTATGGCAACGTAAGCACCTCTTATACCTCAACAATTGACTATGGCTCTGTTGCTGCGGGTACAACCACAGAACTTAACTACGGATCAGTAAGTGAAGCCGTTGTCGGTGGTGATGCAGTGTTCTCAAACATTGCTGTATATGGCACCAATACAACTATTGCCGGTTTAGTCGAACTGCAAGAATATACCTTTAGAGTCAAAGCGGTCACGCTTACAGGCAAGACTTCTGGCACCATATCAAACACACTGACTTTGCAGGGCGATAACACCCCTCCCTCGTTACCGTCTACGGTTACAGCTACAGGCGGCATTCAGCAAATTACATTGAACTGGGAAAACCCAAGTGACAGTGACTTTGCCTATGTGGAAATATTCGAAAACACTGTAGACAACCAAGCAAGCTCTAGTCTAGTTGTACAAACGCCTAGTGATAACCACACAATAGCTGGGCTAGGTAATTCTGTTACTAGGTACTACTGGTTACGTTGTGTTGATAGGTCAGGCAACACTTCTAGTTTCACTGCTAGTTTTAACGCCACAACGCAAAAGATTGTGCTAGATGATTTCGATCAGAATGTTATTGATCAATTTGAAGCGGGTGATGCTTTCGGTATTGCGCCGGTAACTTCAATTCCAGCTTTAGGTACTGGCGATCACGTTGGGCAAATCAAGTACTTAACGACTACCAGTACGCTTTATGTATGGACTGGCTCAGCGTGGACTACAGACCTTTTCACTGCGTCATCTGTTAGTGCGGGTTCTGTCACAGCCGCATCATTTGCTGCTGGCGTTGAGCCTATTTCAGCCGTTACAACGCTGCCATCACCGGTTGGCTACACTGGCCCCAAGACTGTTTTCCAAACGTCAGATGCCAAACTCTACCGCTATGATTCGACGGTGCCAGAATTCACTACGTTAGTTAAGACCACCGACCTAAGCGGCACGTTAGGCGATAACTTATTCAGTGACACATTAAGACCGGTTGAGCGGGTAACCACACTCCCTACAACTAACCTAGAAACTGGTCGAGTCGTAATGCTGACGACTGACAGCAAGCTGTACAGATACAACGGCACAAGCTGGACTTCCTCAATTGCTGCGGCTGACCTTTCTGATCAAGTAAACCTAGCAACGCAGGTGTTCGGGCAGGTTCAAGCGGCAAGCATAACAACCGGACAGATAACCAGTTCATCAATTCAAACCGGTGCGGTAGTCGCTGATAAAATATCAAGCGGGGCGATCAGCGCAGTTAAACTGGCGGCTGACTCTGTAACAGCGAATGCAATAGCAGCTAATGCGGTGACTGCATCAGAAATATTAGCGAACACGATTACTACAAGTGAACTTAACACCTCGCAGATTTTTGCTGATTCTGCGGTTATTGGTGCTATCCAAGCCTCGTCAATAACAACAAGTGCTGTAGTTGCTGCTATCGGTACATTTGAATTCATCCAGTCGCAGAACATTCAATCGAATGCAATTACTGGCGGTAAGATAGCTGCATCAACCATTACAGCCAACAAGCTTGCTGTTACAAATCTGGCATCTATTACCGCCAACTTGGGTACTGTCACTGCGGGTACAATCAACGCCTCTCAGGTTTCAATTACCAACCTCAATGCCGATAACATTTCGACGGGAACGCTGAGCGCGAATCAATTAAGCATTGATAACGTGACAATGGACACTGACGCGCAAGGCAACCTAATTATTAAGAGTGCAGGGGTAAACACTACCCAGATAGCCTCTCACGCTGTTAGTTTGACGGCCAACGCTTACACCTCTGGCGGAATCACAACCTCATCAGGCAGTACAGCGGTTCAGTCTGTTAGTTACACATCAACAGGCGCAGAAGCCTATGTAATGGTCAACCTTGGCTTTGTCGCTGGTGGCGTAGGTGGCACATACACAATCGCCTTTGATGTTTTTGATGGCTCAACATTGATTCACCAAATACCCTCGCGCACCTATGCAAACGGTTTGACCGGTCAGATTGGATTCTCGTTCACTTACACGCCAAGCGCGGGAAGCAGAACCATAAGCGTTAATGTAAAGACTGGCGCATTCACCGCGTTTAATCGTGGCATAACAATTATTGAGTTGAAGCGATGAAGAATTACATTGTCTATAATAATGCAGGCAAGATACTACGCACGGGTAGTTGTCCAGAGTCAGACTTTGACATTCAAGCGGGAGAGGGTGAGCAAGTCCTAGAGGGTCAGGCCAATGACTCAACGCAAGAAATAGTAGATGGCGCAGTTGCAAATATCCAAGGCCCAATCTATGAGTCTGCGGAATCACTAAGAATACAGCGCGACCAAAAGTTAACTGGCACGGATTGGTCACAAGTAGCTGATTCGGCCCTTTCAGATGAAGACAAGCAGGCATATCGCGACTATAGGCAAGCACTGCGAAATATAACAAACCACGCAAACTGGCCCAACTTGACCGACCAAGATTGGCCCACACTGGAGATTTAGATGGCTACTCAACTACAAAGCAGAAGAGGCACAACTGCCCAGATGAATGCCTTTACAGGGGCAGAGGGCGAGATAGCTGTTAACACTTCGACTGACACCCTACACGTTCACGATGGGTCTACTGCTGGCGGTCACGCATTAGCCAAAGCTGATGGGTCAAACATCGCAACTTATGCTGGGTCGTTCACTACCATTGCAGCAAGCGGAACTATAACCGGCAACGTCACTGGTAATCTGACTGGTAACGTAACTGGCAATGTGACTGGTAACGTGACTGGCAATATAACCGGCTCTGTACTTACTGCCGCACAAACCAACATTACAAGCGTGGGTACTCTAAGTGCTCTTACAGTGAGTGGCGCATTGACAGTGGACACAGATACTTTAGTTGTTGATGCAACTAATAATCGCGTGGGTATTGGTACTAGCAGTCCAAATGCTGCTGCCGATTTACACGTTGCTGATACCTCTGACACCCGTATATGGTTAGAGGCGACCAGCGGTGACACGATGGAGCTTTACGCAGGGACAAATGTTTCTGTGTTCAATAGAAGCAACAACGCTTTGACGTTCGGTACTAACAACACAGAACGCATGCGCATAGATGCCAGCGGGCGGGTGGGTATTGGCGGCACTTCCGCGACTGCGCGTCTTGAAGTTACAGGAGCTTTTGGATACGCCAGTGGTGCTAATAGCTTGGCAACTACAGTCAGCAAAGCAGCCGCAAGAATCAGAGGCTCTAGCGATGCTTCAACGTCCTTGTTTTTTGGTTCACTCACGAATGACGCAGAGCAGTACATCCAATCGTCAAACGGCGCTGGCAGCGCGGCTGATGACTTGGTGTTAAATCCTTACGGCGGCAGCGTGGGTATTGGTACTAGTAGTCCAACAGCTACTTTAGATATTCGTAGGTCAGACGCCAGTGGAATTATTGCAGAGTTTCATAACAATGTGGGTTATGGAATAGATATAGGAACTAGCACTGCTGAGGCCTATATTTCTAGCGGCTATCAGCAAGACTTTTTATTCAAAACCAACGCTGGGTCAGGTCAAGTTGAACGCATGCGCATAGACTCCAGCGGCAAAGTGGGTATTGGAATTAGTGCCCCAACAGAAATGCTTGAAATTTTTAATGCTTCTAGCCCCGCAATTCAACTCAATGACGGTGGAGATTATAAGTCTATTTTTAGACTCGCAGGTAATGATTTAGAAATTAGAGGTTCAAGCGGATCAATGGAGTTTTACACTGGATCGGCAGATGGGGATTCATCGTCAGAACGCATGCGCATAGATGCCAGCGGCAACCTGTTGGTGGGTAAGACCAGTACAGCCTTTGGAACAGCAGGTCTAAGGTTCGCGCCAACTGGAGCCATTGACGCAACAGTTTCTGGCGATGGTTCTTTATTTTTGAATCGCTTAGGTAGCGATGGACCCATTCAGTACTTTTACAAAGACGGCACAAACGTAGGTAGTATTAGTGCTACTGGTGGCAATATAAATATAAACTCGGCTGCTAATGGAATCCTATCTACAGTAGGGACGCGAAGATTGAACTGGGATGCTGGCCAACTTTATCCGCAGGTAGATAACACTTATAACTTGGGGCATGGCTCATACCGCTACGATGACATATTTGCCACCAACGGCACGATTCAGACATCTGACCGTAATGAAAAGCAGGACATTGAAGCACTGTCTGATGCAGAGCAGCGTGTTGCTGTAGCAGCTAAAGGCTTACTGCGTAAGTTCAGATGGATTAGCAGCGTAGAAGAAAACGCTGATGATGCTCGTATTCACTTTGGAATCATTGCACAAGACCTACAAGACGCATTCACCGCTGAAGGCTTAGACGCTGGACGCTACGCAATGTTCATATCAAGCACATGGACTGATGAAGATGGTAACGAGCAGACACGCTTAGGTGTGCGCTACTCAGAACTTCTAGCCTTCATAATCGCAGCAATTTAAGGAGAATAACTAATGACCGCTACATTCAACTGGACTATTTCAGCGTGCGACAGAGAACTATCTGACGGTGGTATCACTACAGCACACTGGCGCGTTAACGCAGAACAAACTGTAGGCACTGGCGATGATGCTGTGACCTATACAGCCTCTAGCTATGGCTCCTGTGGCTTCACTCCAGATCCTTCAGCAAGCGACTGGACAGCCTACGACAGCGTTACAGAAGCAGAAGTACTAGGCTGGTGTTGGGCTAATGGTGTAGATCAAACAGAAATTGAAGCATCTCTACAGGCAAACATTGACCTACAGATCACACCCACTAATGGCACTGGAGTACCTTGGTAGTGAATTACATACTAGATTTCTTCAACATCGCCACTGCATTGATCGCTTTAGCATCTGCTATTGCAGCCGTCACTGAGACTAAGACAGATGACAACTG